TAAGGTGTCCCGCAGTTACTCCAGCGATGCCTCCAGCCTCAGTAGATAGCCTAGCTTGTGCAGCTACTCTATCTGACTCCTGTCTAGCTGCCTCTATTTTCTGAGCAGACACCATCTGTTCCTGAAGAGCTTTAGTGTGAAGACTAGCAACTCTCCTTTGAGCTGCTTCACGCTGCATATCAGCCAGATGATCCTGATAAGCTTTCTGTTTACTGGCAGCTTGAGACTTTCCTACATAAGAAGCCACTGTACCTGCCGCAGACATTACTAAGGAAGTAGCTAATAAAGCAGGAACTCCGCAAGCTAACATTGGAATAACTTCAATCATAACTACTCTCTACATTTCATAAACTGGTGAAACATTCTTTTCTCCACACCAAACTCTGGTATATCTGCTATAAACTCAAAACCCAACCATTTCAACCATCTAATATGTACCTTATTGCGGCTATCTACTACATTGAATAACACAGAAAAGTCACCAAACAATTTTTCCACCCAAAACTCTGAGTTTCTAAGGAAAGAAATACGGGACTTCTTGAACAGCTCATTGGAACCCAAGAACCAAACCAACCCCATGGTTTCATTGAAGGGTGCCGTACCGAAACAAGCCAAGGGTTCATCTGTTTCCAGATCCTTGACTGTGTAACCAGTATCTCCTGATAACCTTATGCTTTCCACCAGTACCTCACTTACTCCCTTACCTACTGCTGCTTGTATCTCATCCTTGTCTGCTTGCCTGAGATTCGGCCCCAGTATTACCCCGTCGTTCTCACAGGCTACTTCTATGTATGCGTGTTCGTAGATCCATTTATTGGACTCTTCGCGCACGATTGTAGTACATCGCTTCATACTCAACTGTTAAAAAACAAGAGGGGAAGGGGGTATCGTTGACCAGCTCTATGTTCACCCGATCTCCCTTGGATCTAATGGGAAACTTGAAGGTTCCATCCTTGGTTTCCTGCGGCCCACCCAAGGTAAAACTACTGGTTCCAGCCAGCCTATGGTCAAACGTATGGGTACGCTGGTTCCTCCCATCAATAGCCACGTTCACCTTGAACGCCACTGTATCATCAAAACTTATGGTACCGTTCCTTACCTGAAAGCGACCTGAAGCTACATTGGATTTACCCCCGGTTTCTGAGGACTCCTTGAGATAGGGCTTACTGAGGGTATAGGTGAATGAGTACTGTTCCCCTACCCATAGCTTGGCACTGCTTACATCACCATCAACAACAACACTGGTGCCTGTCTGGGAGATCACCTTGTACTTGGTGCCCTCCTTGGTTGAAGTGCCAGAGTGCGCCCTACTGCATACCTCCATTGTCCCATACACAGTATAGGGAACTGTTATAGTTGTCTGCTGGGTACCCGAATCATACGCAAAGGTACACTCAGCCTCGCTGACTCTTCGATCCAGACGGGTGGTATAGGCAGCGTCAGTATCCTTGTAGTCAGTCTTGAATGACATTGACTCAAGGTACACGCCATCAGTCCTGCTCACAACCAAGTAAAGGGTTTTGCCGATGAAATCCAAGTTCTTAACCGTAGCTCCAGAGTCGAGGCTGAACTTAGACCAAGCAGATTGGATTTTCTGTCGGCCATTAAACATATATTTATAAACAAAGAATCCGTTGGTATAACCATCAGTTAAAACTGCAATGGTAGGGTCAGTAGAACTGTCGGTAAGTTTGGTAATAGTTCCGTCCAGATATTTAGGTATATGGGAAGAGGTGTCCGCTCCGTCCATCTGTTCAGTCTCAGGACTGATAAAGTATTCCATCAGTCCACCGTAGTTACCACGAGTAAACGGAAAGTAGATGTTACGGCCACTAACCAACGGGCTGGCTGTGTTATCCACCTCAAACTCAGTCTCCTGACTGATGGACACTGACGCAGGACTCAATACATCACCCCCAGTAAGCATGAACTGGGTACGATCAGAGAACAGGATCAGGTTTCGGTTGTAAGGCAGGGCATCCTTAAGAAATGATACCTTGTTATGACTAGCCCTCACATCCACGGGGTCGGTACCCAGCAACTGGGTTACAGTTGTCCTGAAGAAGTTAAAATACTCTCCAGTTTCAGACATACTAATGTTCTCTCCACTGAGTAACCCCAGCCTGTCCCTAAACAGAACTATGTTGGCTATCTTGGCAGCAACAAAAGAGGGATTGGGGTTGGTAGTCAGATCTCCAGCCAATTTGTTGTCCCAAGTAGCTTTCTCGAAAGTAAAGGCACCACTGGATTCCCTAATTAACACATGAGGCATGGTGGCGGCATCCAGTATGTACTCCAACCCATGCCCTATGGTTTCAGCCCACGTTCCCTCACCAAAAGGTTCATTAGAGGGACTTTTGGCTGTAAACTTAACATAATAATCATCGGACTTGGTTTCTACGTCACCCCTGACCTTAACTATACGTCCATCCCTGCAATACAAGGGAAGCTCAGTAAAGAAATCCACAGTATCCTTGACCGCTTTCATAGCTGCATCACCAAGACCGTCGTGGGTAGTTATCTCAAAGTCAGCGCCATCAGTTCGTCGGATTTCAATGGTTGAACCTTTGACAACGGGAGTTTCAAAGTTTGTAGGAGTTCCTAATGCAACCACAAGCTGTTCTGCTATGTACTCTGTGTCTATAAGAAGGCGGTCTGGCGCATCCGCTCCATCTTCAGTAGTTTTTGTGTAAGTAGTACCATTCAGCTCTATCTTGTAGTCAGTTCCATAGTCTCCCTGCCTAATATAAACATAAGCACGGACAGCACTGGACGAGGCATCGTGATCTGTGGAAGTAGTAGAATCCATAGCCACAGTCTGATCTGTGTCCACAATAAAGGTATAGTCAGCTATGGTAGTGGCCTTGAAAGTGGTAGAGGGAGTTGTAGCTACCAAGTAGTTGACTGAATCTGTAGAAGTGACTGCCTTCTCTGTGCCTGTCAGTACATCAATCACTGATATAGGATCTCGACCTACGTTTAGGGTTCCACTTCCGTCCCCTGTAATAGCTATGGCTGATCCTCCACTTGTGAGGGAGAGCTGGAAGGTATTGGCGGAAGGAACTGGATCCACTATGTAGTATCTCAAGGTCGCGCTCACCTCTGTAGGTAGTGTGCCTGAGGCTGTATAGAGGCGCACCGCTTCTCCAGCGACAAACCCGTGAGCTGTGCTTTCAAATGTATTAGTAGTGTTATCAGCTTCAAAAGTCTTCCACTCAGAGTTACGAACTGTGACCATGTACCTCTCACTGGAGTCCCGATTAAGGGCTTGCGAGAAGATGTCGGTGGGTGCCGTTGGGAAAACCTTGGTTATATGCTCGGTGGGATACCGCTTTATGAGTCCTTCTACTGGTGAGGAGATGCCATTGATCTGTTCCTCTGCCTGACTTGGGAACCTCTGTGAGTCAGCCTGTTGTGACACACCGTTAAGGAGGTTCTGGATTGCTGTGGTTATCAAGGGCATCTCAGTGTGCTGGCGGTATTATAAGTTTGAACCTTGGGGGTACCTTTTTCATACCTTCCGTCTGTAGTCGTAGAAGTTCTCTACCCATCCGAGCAGGATCTCCGCCTCTAAATGCCCCTGCGTCCTTCTTCTTCTTCTTTTTCTTCAAGTGCCGTAACTTAACTTGTCTATCAAACTCCTGTTCTTCCGCTTCCGCTCGCATTTCCTCACGCATATCAGCGTCGACCTCAATCATCAGCTTTCTTAATTTTGCATCTATAAGAGCATTACGCCTCTTTCTAGGAGTCTCTCTAGCTACATTGGATGTTCTATCTGGCATATCAGTAGGCAGTTGATCTGCGGTAATCACTGATGGTCTGAGCTGGTAGATAAGAATCAAACACTGAGTAGTCTGCTCCTTCTGCATCGTACTCACGGAGGGCAGCTAGAGCTACCATCTCTTCCCTGATGCCTACCTCTGTTAGTTCCTTGGCACCTACCTGTCTGTCCTGAAGTACCCTCGCGGCTCTCAAAGAGATATACCTCCGGGCTTTCTCCGGTAGATCCTCCCATGGAAGGAGGGAAACTAAGGTTAACTTTAGATCTGAGGTAAACTCAAAGGTGTTCTTGGATCTATTGAACAGCTTGTTGTTCCTCATGGTGATGTCCATGTCGGTATAAGCACCTACCTTAACGTCCGCGTTAACCACGTTATGGCTGAGGACAATCTCATTAGAGGTGGCGTCAGGCGAGGTAGTTACATCGACTGTGGTGTTGAAATGCCAGCCTTGAGTCTGAACCTCACGGTCTATCTCATCGAGGATCTGCTCTGCTATAGGTAGGTCGCCTACCCCTGAGCTATCTGAAAGGCTGTTTACTGGAGACTCCCCAATAAACGTAAGCATTGTGTTGACTGCTTCTAGCTTGGTGGTCTTTCCCGCTGCCATAAGTACTCCTTATTATATGTTCACTTCCAAATTACAACAAAAAAAGGAGGGAGTCCAGAGTCAGACTCCCCCCTTTGTGTACCCCCCAGCTACTATTAACTGTCGTCGTTATTCATCAGAACAACACCGCACTCTGGGCGTAAGCCGCCATGACCCATGGCGTACTTGGCAACCATCAGGGTGCCTTGACGTTGGATCTGGTACTCACTCTCAGTTGCGAGATCCTGCAACTTAACCGTACCTACTGCGCTCTTGTGGAACACAAGGCCCATAATCTCAGAACCGAAGGTATCGGTGTAAACATTACTTGCATGGTGTCCTGTCTCAGAAGCTACATCATCAGTAGGTAGATGGTTGGTTTTAATAACCGTCACACCAGCGACTTGAGCTACTGTACCCTTGGAGTAAGAACCGGCTCCATCCCAATCACGATTGATTGTGAGAAGGTTGTTACCCGAAGCAGTCTCAGCTTGGATGAGGTTGTAATACCTCTGTGGACTCACGATACAATAACGATCACCAGCAGGAACATCCTTCTCATCGAGAAGTTGTGCCGCTGCGTAAATGGCCTTCGCCAAATACAAACCGTCAGTGTCCATGGTTCCAGCTCCAGTAGAACCTAGGAACCTCTTGTCAGTATCGTCAGTACCAGCAGCACTATATACAGCACTACCGCCCTTACCTCCA